ATGGAGGACCGGTGTCGGGTCTATGCCCACTGCCTCAATCCGCGCTGCCTGCTTTCCGTGTATCTGGATCTCGAGCGGATCGCCGCCGAGCGCGGCATGACCTACGACATCATCGGCATAGGCGCGCGCCTGCGCTGCACCAGGTGCGGGCACCGGCCGTCGCAAGTCGCGCTGATTCCAGACTGCGGAACGCCCGAGGCCGCGCCACAGGGGATGCGCTACCGGTATTCGAGGGAGTGAAACAAAAGGCCGGGCGGCAAGACTGCCGATCTTCTGCCAGCGCATCTATCGAATGGGCATTTGCAGTTTTCAGTTTCGAAGCGCCGAAAAAATGTTAACAGAGTGTCCTTACAGTACCATATGGCTAGGGATGGGGCGGCATAGGAAGCCGGGCTATGATGGGAAATCTAAATCGGGAGATCGTCTGGATCTTGCCGTACCGCCGGCCGGAAGAGATCCCCATGTCTCGAATGGGCGAGTACATTACTCATCTCGCCACCATGCTGGGCTACGACACGTCTGTGCACCTTTCCCGCGTAGAGCGGGGCAGCACTCGTTTGGTGGCTCAACCAAAAGATGGCAAGGCGTCTCAGGCAGCCCGAGCGAATATAGCAGCCATACGAAATGGAAACGCACCGGCGGCGGCCAGGAGCGCATATCAGCGGATTGAAAACCTGCTCTGCAGGGATGGCGGCGCTGCACATCTGCAAATCGGAAGTGCGACGGTCCTAAGGTTCAAGGGCCGAGACAGCGACACGGAACCGGCGAGAGGACTGGTGGACACGGGAGTGGTCACCGGAAACCTTTATTCCCTGTCCGCTGAAGACTCCGGCGCGCTGAAAGCTCGCATTCGCCGTGACGGAGGCGCCGGGCACATACGCTGTCGCGCCGAAAGTAGATTCACTGACAAGCTTCGTCAAAATTTGTTCAAGAACGTCCGACTTCGGGGAAAGGGTATTTGGAAGCAAACCGCTGCGGGAGAGTGGCATTGTGACGACTTGGAAATCGTTGACATATGGCCACTTCAGACAAGCACATTGCAGCTAGCTATTGAAAGCCTTCGCAATATTCAAGCGGACTGGAAAGACGACCCGCTGAATGACTGGCGCGAAGCAGACAAAGAAGATGGTGCCGCTTGAAAGTGGCCGTCGACAATACCGTGTTGACGCTCATGCTTCATCCCGAAGCCAGGACACCATTGCATCCGGAGACAAAGTCTCCAATAGAGCACTGCGTGCAGCGCGTCCAAGGACTGATACTCACCGTCAATAAAAGTGGCGGCAAGATAATAGTTCCATCTCCATGCTTGGCAGAAGTCCTATCGTCTGACGAAGCGTCGGAAGAATATGTATTCCAGCTACAATCTCACGCCGCTATCGAGGTTGCAGAATTTAGTGCGCGGTCGGCCGTCGATTTTGGCCGGATGATGAGGAAAGCAATCCGCGCGGGAGACAAGCGGGGTGGTCAGCCTGGACCGTGGCAACACGTAAAGATGGATCGAATGATTGTTTCAATCGCCCAGTCGCACCGTGTTGACATGTTCGTGTCCTGTGATGAACGGCAATGTGCATTTGCCAAGGAAGTTGGCCTCAAGGTGGTGGGGCTGCACGAACTTGAAATTCCCCAGGATCTCGCTCAGAGAGATTTACTTTCAGATTGCTAGGTCATTCCTAGCGTTGCCCCACAAACGCAAAAAGCCCGGCGCGATCCCTCGCGCCGGGCTCTTTCATGTCCGGACCACCGCCCTACTTCCCCTGCCAGCCTCGCAACGCCCCGGTGATCCGGTCCCAGTTGCTGCCGATGGTGACGGTGGCGAGCATGACAAACCCTCCGAACCACCACGCGGCTTTCGCCAGCCGCCCCCCGGTCTCGAGCTGCACCTGACGCCGGTTGTAGTCCGCGACCGCCGGCTCAATCGCCTCGACACGCTCCGCCACGGACCGGATCTCCCCGGCCGCGTGCAGTTGCTCCCGCCGCAGCTCCTCCAACGCCTTGTACATGCCCTTGCGGCTGGTGGCGGACGATTCCCGCTCGCTGCGAAACTCGGCAACCATGGTCTCGAAACCGCCAACCAGCCGCCCGACGCTCATGGTCAGTTCGGTCACCGCCCTGCGGAGCGCCTCGATCTCCGCATCGCTCAACGGTCTGCCCCCCTCGCCGCATCGTGCCGGGCACACTCGCTCCGCGTCCACACGCGCGCGCCGCACAGGCCGGCCACGGTGTCGTCAATCGCGTCCTGATCCCGGTCGGTCAGTCCCCGCGCGCCGACCAGAGACACGCCGACGATGCCACGCGCCGAGGCCCTGAGGTCATCGTGAACGGCACTCGTCGTCTGCGTTGTTCCACACGCCCCCACGATCAACGCACAGCCGACGCCGCACGCGAGCCCGATCCGCCGCATTGGTGATGTCATTGATTGCCGCCTCCGTTTCCTGCCGTGCCTGCTCCAGCGCGGCCGCGGCGCCCTGCTCCGCGCCGCGCTGGTATTGCCGTTCGCCGTACAGCCACAGCGCCCCGGCCCCGATCGTCGCGGCCGCCACCACCACGACCACGATCCGCCCGGCGGAGCTGGAGACCAGCCCGCCGAACAGCGTCTTCAGGATCGCCCAGGCCGCGCCGATCATGCCGGCACCTGCCCTGGGGCGGTCATGACCCACGGCGGAATCCAGACACGCATTGGCCCGAAACCAACGGTCGTGAACTCGGACTCCGGCCACTCGGAAACACCGTCACTTCCCTCGGTGTAGCGGGTTCGAACGATCCCGCCTGACACGTCCACAACCTCATAAACCTCCAGATCGGCACGACAGGTTGTGTAGAGGTCACCAGCAGCCGGCACCCATTGATGACACTGGTAATATTTGTGCTGCAGCGCCTCGAGTTTTTGCTGAGGGGTCAGTTTCATTTCAGGAACCTCCGCACCAGCAGCACCACCAGCGCCAGCACCAGGAGCGCCATTCCGGCGACGCCAAGCCACGCCAACGGCGAGGCCTCCTGATCGGTGCCCGCAGCCGCATCGGGCGTGACGGCCGGCGGTTCCGTCAGGGGAGATGAGTCCGTCGCCGACGTCTCGCCCGGCACGGTCACGGGGCCGTCGAGCCCGGCGAGGCAGATTTCCTTCTCCTTGGCGCGGCGGTTGACGAGCCCTTGCAGCACCCGCCCCCCTGCCCGGTTCCAGCGCGGGAGCTGGTTGCACGCGCCACGCAGGTCACCCGCATTCGCCAACCGCACCAGCGTCGAGCGGCAGAACGCGCCAGTGCCGATGTTGTAGGCAAGCGAAAGAAACGCCGTGTACGGCCCGTCGGGAATCTCGTCGGGATGGTCCAGGCAGGCGCGCATGTCCTGCTCGAACTCGATCAAGGCATCACCGAGCATGGCCCGGCATTCCTCGGCCGTATGCCGATCGCCCATTTCCACACCACGCGTTTCGCCATAGCAGACGGTCGGCACGCCGACCGGATCCAGATAGGCCGTCGTGCGCAGGCCCTCGAACCCGCCGATCAGCCCGGCCGCGGCGATGCCGAGTGCGGACAGCGCCCCCGCGATTTTAAGTCTCGTTCTCATCTTCAAACTCCTTCTGTGCGATGAGCCGGGCGACGAACGCACCGCCGGCGGACAGTCCTGCCAGCGCGGACATGAGCCGCGCCGGCAACAGGTCGCCGAGGTAGGGCATCCCCACCTCGGCAGCGGTCAGCAGGGCCGCGAGCGCCATCAGGCGCACGCTCCAGGCGCGCCGCAGCACGCGGCGCCAGTCGCGGGAAAGCCGCATAGCCGTCTCCATCGATCGGGCACGAAAAAGCCGCCTCCGGATGCCGGGGCGGCGGATGAACGGTCAGTCTGTTCGGGCGCGAACGCCCGCGGGGTCAGGCGGCCGGCTTGGCCTTGGGCGTCCCGCCCGCCGCCTCCTTCAGCTTCTCCACCTCCGCACGCAGCGCCTCGAGCTGACGGCGGGCCTCGGCGAGCTGCGCTTCGGCGATGGCCCGCGCGCCGGCCTCATTCGCCCGGGCAACCGCCAGATCCCGCACGGTCTCGGAGAGTGAGCCGAACGATGCCTGAAGCCCGTGCCCCTGCAGGCGGGCAGCGGCGTTGTCGGTCGCGGTGGCGGTGGCGCCAGTGTCGGCGGCGCCAGTGTCGGTGGCAGTTTCGGTCTTGTCGGTCATGTTGTGATCCTCATGGTTTCAGGTGTGGGAAAAGGTCGGGCGTCACGCCCTCACGCCCAGGGCGCAGGACGGGGAACCGTCGAGGGCTCGGATTTCTCGGCCAGCATCGCCGCGAGCCGCGCCTCGAGCGCCGGCACGTCGAGCAGGCCGGACACCCACGCCGTCACGGTCGCGGCGTCCAGCGCGTCGAAATCCGTGAACGCCTCCGGGTCCGGCTCCGGCAGCGTGACAGAGCCATAGACCTCCGCGTCATGCGTGCCGTCGTCCGCCCGCAGCCGCCAGTGCACCTCGCACACCACGTCGACCAACTCGCCGACCACGGGCTTGGTGCAGAACTGCGGGAAACTCCATGTGTAACTCGTGGTCATGTCATCCTCACCAGGTTGAAAGGGCAGCGCGCACCCACGTATCCGTGGCCGTGCAGACGTAGACATAGGACGCGTCCCAACAGACTGTTCCGACCTCTCCGGGTGCAGATGCGGATGCAGGTGTTCTCGTGCCCCGCACGCGAATAGCGTCGGAGTTGATGTCGATCTTTTCGGTGGGAGAGGGCGTTCCGACGCCGAGGTTTCCGGTCGATGCGACGTAGCGCATGAACTCGGTTGCGCCCGAGACCCATCTCACGCTCTCGACGGCAGAGCCATAGAGGTACGTGAAATAAGGTGATCCATTATTGTCAGCGAGGATTTCAACCCTAGAGGAGTTCCCTGTCCCGCCGATCATGCGATGCCTGACCGCCGCGGCGGAGCCGGAGACGCTGTTGATAATTCCTACATCTGTCGATCCATCGTAGTCGTGTCGGAACACGCCGCGCCACGTCACGCCATAATCGCCGCCAGTCGATCCGACTGCCAGACCGGCACTGGTGATGCGGGCAATCTCAGTGCCACCAGGGCGGAATCTGAAATCCGGCAGGTCGAGATATGCGGCCGTCAGCGCCGGACCCGCCGCCAGCGTCAGATACGGGGAGCCGTTTCCGTCCGCCAAATCGAGATTGAGGTACGAGTTTCCCGTTCCAGTCGATAGTTGCAGTCTGGATCGGGCACTGGCACCTGTTGCCGCATTGCGGAACCGGATGAGGCTGAGAGCGTCTTTGTTTTCAAAAACGTCAAGGATGTATCCGGGAACCGTGGTGCCAATGCCAACGCGGCCTAAACTGTCGACGCGGACTCGCTCAAACGAGTCCGTCCAGAACGACATGTAATTGGAGTTGTGATCGTAGCGGATTTGCCCCTTGTTGATTTCAGACTCGTGGCCGAACATTATCGCCCCGAGTTTATTGGATAGCGTCTTGATATACAGGGCGGCGTTGCTGTCGCCGTGCTCGATCAGCGCAACAGTATTGACGTCCTCACTCCCCCCAACAGCACTCCCCTGACGCACATGCAGCCGGCGGCGCGGCGTATCCAGCCCCGTTCCGACGCCGACACGACCGTTGGCATCTGCCAGCCACCGCACCTCGCCTCCTGTCACCGCAGCGATCTGGTCTGCAGCCGGGAAAAACAGTCCGGTGTTCGTGTCTCCGTCGTTCGCAATCGACGGCGCGGCGGCGCTGCCGTCCGCGAACAGCGATTGCCCGGTGAACGAGGTGTCGGCAAAGCTGGCCCCCTCGATCGCCAGCCCCGTGACGGTCACCTTGCCCGTCTCGCTGTCAATGCGGAGCACATCCGAGTAGGTGAGCGGCGAGCCGTCCGGGCTGTGCTGGATGACAAAATCATCCTCGCCGCCCGGCATCCCCCAGCGGAAGCGCTCGTCGCCGTTCTCGCGCAGATAGACGAGCGCCGCATCGGCAGGCGTCGCGCGGTCGAGGGTGACCAGCTTCGAGGCCCCGGCCCCGTCGAGCACGGAGTCGATGCCGTCCAGCAGGTCGTTCAATTTGGTCAGGATCTCGGCTTCGGTGGCCATGAGCACCTCTCATGCGGGCACAAAAAAGCCGCCTCGGATCACCGGGCGGCGGATGGGCAACAGCGGTGGCGTGGACGGTCAGTTGACCCCGCCGACGGCGAGAACGTAGTCGAAGGTCAGCGTCGGGATTTTGAACTGCAATCCGAACTGCTGGCCCGCCACCTTGTAGTCTTCGCGGATCTTCAGCTCGCCCCCGTCGAACACCGGCGTCAGGAGCTGCAGTTGCGTTGCCACAGCGCCCCAGCGCGCCGGCTGCCCGGGAAACCACACACCGTAGAACCGGGGCACGCGATGCACCGTCGCCAGCGTGCCGCCGATGGCCATCCAGTCGCGATCCCAGATCTCGGAGTCCAGCCGCACCATGCCCTGGGCAAACGTGCTGCCAGCCCGCACGGGCCCGCCGGAGACGTCCCACAGGCGCGTGCCACCGGCCCCGCCAGACCCGCCGTTGACCTCGGGAATCGTGATCGAGCCGGTGTAGACGTCGGTCAGATATTGCCGGCTGTCCTCGCTATCGAAGGTCGGCGTGCCGTCATCGGCCCACATCTGCAGTCGTCCGGCATCGAGCCGCACCTCGCCACCCGACGAGGACGTGCCGCTGCCATAAACCCGTGTGTCGAGGGACGTGCGGTCGATGACCGGCGTCGAGTACCTGGTCCACCCGAGCCCATCGAGCCCCCAGATCGGATAGGCCGCCTCCGGGAAATAGGGATCGACTGTGATCGTCGTCCCGAAATACGTCGGGATCGGCGTCACTCCGGTGCCAAGCCGGATGTGACTGGTGTTGTGGGTCACCAGTCCGCTTTGAAACCAGAATTCGGTAGCGGACAGGAAGAAGACGTCGTCGGGATCGATCGGCATGGCGTCACACCGGCAGCGGGAAGTTTGTGAGGACGACGCGGTAGTCGAGATCGTAGGTGAACGACGTCAACGGCGCATAGTCGGGCGAGGTGAAAAGCTCGGGCTGAACATCCGTGATCGTCACATGGGTGTCGTTCACACCCACCTGCAGGTTTTTGCCCAGATACCAGCCGCCGTAGGGCGCAACGATGTCGCTGCCCAGTTGCACCGTGCCACTCATGGGCACGGTCCCGGTCGTGAATGCCGTCGCCGTGTTGAACGACGGCGTCCATCCGTCCGTCGTGCGCGCCCTCAGGTTGAGCGCGGCCCCCAGGATGAACGGCGTGAAATCGTACCCGTGCGCGTGGATGTTGTAGACCCGCTTGGCAACGGCATCGTAGCCGCCCGCCTCGAGCGTGAGCGTGCCCTCGATGACTTCGCGGTTGGTCACATACGGCAGCGCCGAATGAAACAGCACACGACCGATATCCGCGTGCGGGTCCGCTTCGATAGCCTCGGACTTGTCGCCCGTGTAGATCGCGACGCGACCGTCGTCGCCGATGTAGGAGGTCAGCTTGGTCATGATCCACTCACGATCCGGATGTAACCCGCGTCATAGTTGGTATCCATCGTCTCGTCGGCGGAGCGGATGCGCCCGCCGATGGCATTGAGGAACACGAGGTTGTTGATGGTGACCCGGCCATCGTCGATGACGAACACGGGGACGGTGTTGCCGCTGCCGTCGTCGATGACGAACTGGTCGACATTGATCGCCATGCGCGAGCTGAGATCGCTGAGGATCTGCAGTGCCAGCCCGGAGGTTTTCCAGTCCGGCGTTCCTTCGGTGCCCGCGTTGAGCTGCAACAGGAATTCGGCGACCACGCCCGATGGCAGCGTGCCGGCATTCGCCGAGAAGCGAATGAACCCGCCGGCGAAAAAGCCGTTCAACGTCGCCTCGACCTGATTGATGGCGGTCGCCCGCGCCTCGCTTTCGCTCGTCACGGCCTCGTCGACATAGGTCACCGACGCCTTGCCGTCGATCTGGTCCGTCAGTTCGGTCTCGAGGGTTTCGATCGCCGTGACGCGCGCCGCTGTCTCGTCGGCTGTCAACTGCACCGCGTGGGTATAGGCCGCGCGCGAGTGCTCGCTCGTGCGTTCCAGCCGGTCGACCCTGTCCGCGTCCCCGGTCACCTCGTTGACGATCCGGTGAATCTGTTCGAACAGCGAGGTATCGGCACTGTTGAAGATCTCGGAGGCGGATCGGGTCCGCTCGCCGGCGGCATCCACAAGCGCGCCCGCCGAACCGACGATGAAATCCCCGCCCGTGGTAACGGACACCCACTCCGACCAGGTCACCCGCCGCGCCGGAAACGTCGTGATCGAGGTGCGCACCTCATAGTCGGTGCCGGCCATCAGCCCGCCGGCGATCACCGTGCCGTCCCATGTGCCGGACGCCGGGCGCGCGACGGTGCGGCTCTCGCCCGTCCCGGTGTCCCCATCCCGGCGGTACTGGATTTCCACGGTGCGGATGGTCTCGTCAGCAACCGCGTCCCACGAGACGGCGAGCGCCGGCAGCGCCTGACCGTCCGCGCCCGTGAGCGTCGTCGCCTGCACCAGCAGGCCCGACACATTCGTCGGGCGGGCCGGCAGCGCCGGCGGGGTCGGGATCACCGGAACCGTGGTCACGTCCCCGGCGCCAACCGCATAGACGCTGGCGGCGATTTCCGCGAGCGAGACGACAATCACGTCATCGCCGGTCGACATGCTGGTGCCGCTGATTGTCCACGTGCGCCCACGCCAGGTGATCCAGTCGCCGACCTCCAGCGTGCGCGCCTCCAGTCCCAGCACGATCGAGGCCCGCGCCTGCATCCGCCCGCGCCGGAACGAGATCAGCAGCAGACGACGCCCCTGCGTCGCGCTCGGCACCTGTTGCAGCGTCACCGGCGCCGGCCGCGTCTCGCCCCCGTCCTCCGATTTGAGAGCGGTATCGCCGATCACCGGTTCGATATCGGCGAGCTCGAACAACTGGTCGGGATCGGAATACTGCCCATACAGCTCGTTGACGAGATCCTGTCGCGTCAGCCGCGTGGAGAATGTCACCGGCTGACCGGCGACAAGGTCATCGTCGGTCAGCGCCGCGACGGGCACCTGTGCCGCGCCGGCGAGCACGCCGTGAATGCCGTCGCGCTCCAGCCGCTCGCCACCCATCGCCGAGACCAGCCGGTCGACAACGTCGACGGCCTCGACCTCGTCGCTCGCGAACATCGCCACCCGGTAGCGCGGTTCCGTGCCGCCGCCCGGCACGGCAACAGACTCGTCGCAGACGTTCGCCGCCGCCATGTAATGGGTCGTGGCGAGGTCATAGGCCGGCAGGCCCATGCCGACGACGCGCACGCCGTTGATGAAATACCCGAGCTGGTAATGATGGCAGGCAACCGCCGGATTGTCCGACCATTCCCAGGTCGTCCAGTCGTCGAGCCGATGCGAGCCGGAGCCGCCGGCGGTGGTGTCGAGCCGGGCATCGTAGAGCCGCAACCCCTTGAACCGGAATTTCAACGACGAGCCGTTCAGCAGGCCCCGGAACGCCTCGAGATTGGCGTCATAATCCGCCTCGACATGCGCGTAGCACATGCCGACGCCGATGTGGTCCGTCGACCAGCGGCCGGGGGGATTGGAGTTCGCGACGAGCGCCGGGCTTGCCGCCTGGTCGTGCCGGCCCTCCCAGAATGTGACCCACATGCGGCGCGTGCCGCCATCGTCCGGCAGGGTGACGGCGTATTTCGTCCAGCCGGTGCCGCTGTCGACCTCCAGCAGGCTCACGGACTCGCCGTTGACATAAAGCGCCATGAGGCTGTCGCACCAGCCCGACGCCAGCACATAGACCTGGTCGAGATAGCGCCGGTTCGCGCCGTGGGTGTTCCAGTAGATGTAGTGTCCGCTGGTGATCACCTCGCCGAACGCCAGCTCATGCGCGACGCGCGAGCCGAACCGCAACTCGGCACTGGCCCCGAGCGACGCCGGCGAGACATCGGGCTCGGAAGGACTTAACAGCGAGGACAGCAGCGTTCGAGCACCAAGCGACAGGCCAATGCCGATCACGGCCGTGGCGAAGGAGGCCGCCGTGCCGGTCAGTCCGATGAGCCCGACGATGGCCGCCGCGATCGGCGCGGCCGAGGCCGCGCCGGCGGACATCACCAGCAGGAACAGTGCCAGGATTGGTGTGATCATCACTCGACCCTGAAGGCTCGTGTCACGGCGGAGAGAGGCAGGCGCAACGCGCCTTGCTCGGATTTGCCATAGGCGTGCGGTGGCAGGATCACCACCGCCGCCTCTGCGAGACGCCCGGACGCATCGGCGACCTGCACCAGGCCTATGTCACCGCGCCGCGCGAGAGAGGGCGGCACCTCGTCGAGCACCGCGGCATAGGCATCGCCGAGGCCGGAGAACCCGCGCGCGGTGAACCGGCGCAACGCGCCGATGGCGGTGCGATAGCGCCCGCGCTCGTCGGCATAGGGGTCGGCACCCGTGACGGCCTCGACCGCATCCATCGCCATCATGTGGCAGTCGGAGCCGCCACGCCGGCCGCCCCACTCGAACGGACGCCCCTGGTGATCGGCGATCACGTCGAGCACGCGCTCTTCCCATCCGGCCAGCCTCATTCGCCCGTCCCCCATTTGGCGGTCTGCGTCGCCGACGAGGCGGCATGTTCGAAGAAGAGGTCCGGCTCGCCGCCGTTAATCACCTTCTGCGTCTCGATGCCCCTGATGAAGCGGCCTGCCTTGCGCAGATCGACGGTGCGCCCGACGAGCCGCGCCTCGAGCGTGTAGCTCTCGCCCTCGAGGTGCCGGATCTGGTCCACCTGCCCCCGGAACAGCACGTCCGGCAGCGAGCCCACCATCGCCCCCGTCTCGGGCGAGAAGAAAAAGCGATAGACGAGCGCCGGCCTGAGGTGCCAGGTGTACTCCTCGACGGTGGCGAGCACGTCTGGCGTCAGGTCGCTGTTCGGCACCGCCGACAGCGTCACTGTCAGTTCCGGCGGCATGTCGCCCCCGGCGGAAACGTCCTGCACATCCAGGAGCTGCCCCGCCCCGACGAACGTCACCCCGTTCCACGTGAACGGCCCCTGCCCCCACCAGAACCCGTACTGCCCCTCGGCAAAATCGAACAATATCGCCTCGCGCTGTATCCAGCGCCCGGAAACCATCAGCGCCGTGACGGCGGGATCGAGACTGCGCATCAGAGCCCCCTTTCGGATGCTGCCAGGTGCAGCGTCTGCAACGCACGACCGTCAGGCGGATCGAATTGGGTCACGATCATCCGCACGGCGGGACGCAGGAAGTTTGCCGTCGCCGAGGTCGAGAACAGCCCGGTTCGAATGAACGGGTCGACGGACAGGGTCACGACGCCGGCAACGGCGGTCGCATCCTCGAGGATACGGTGCAGCGAATAGGCGCCGCCCTCCTCGAGCCCGATGCGATCGCCAGCCTTGAGCGCGAAGGTCGACGGCAGATCCGACACCGTGACCGTTGCGGGCGCGATGCTGTCGACGTCTGCCGTGCCATCGAACGCCCCGCCGCCATGCCGCGTGAGCCCGTCGAACGTGCCGCCATAGGTGCGCGGCGTGACGTGTCGCGGATCGCGATACAGCATGTCGTTCAACCCGCCGCGCAGGGAGGCAACCCACGCCTCCATTTCCGCCACGCGATCCGCCGTGCAGTTGCCGGTGGTCAGGTCCAGCGACCAATAGGGGTCGCTCTTGTCGATCACCTGCATGGGCCGGCCGCGCCGCCGATTGATCGACTGGTCCCGCACTACCGCGAAACGCGTCGGGGTCAGCACCCGCAGCCATGCCGGAAGCTCACGCGGATAGTCAATCGTCATTGGCGGAACTCCCGTCGGGTGCTGGAGCGGTTTGCGCCGGCAACGGCGGCGCGGGCCGTGGCCGGAGCCCGGCGCTCGTCATAGTCCTCGACGATCGCGATGGATTGCCCGGCAGCCTGGTCGAGAATGCTCGCCTCGAGGCCCGGCCCCAGCGACACCACCAACCGGGATTGTCCACCAGACGCACCGGAGTGCCCGGCCACCGCCGCCAGGTCCGCAGGGGTCCAGACCTTCGCCGGGCCCGTGACGACTTCGGGATAACCGGCTTCACCGGCAATGCCCCACCGTCCCGCACCGAGTGATCCACCGCCTGCGAAGAACCCGTCGAACAACCCCAGCAGCCCGCCGAAGCTGCTGGTGCCGGTGGACTGCAGGCCGAACAGGCTGGCGAGCGGCCCTTGCCCGAATATGGCCGCCTGCAACGCCGCATCGGCGATGGACAGGCCGACGCGACGCATGACGCCCTCAAAATTCTCGGCACCGGCAATCAGGTCGCTGAACGCGCCCGCGCCAAGTTCACCGAAGAACTGCAGCCGCTCGTTGAAAGCCTCTTGCGCCTTGCGCTCCTGCTCGATACGCGTCACCACCGCCGAAATCGCCTTGCCCTGGTCGGACTTCGCCGTTACCCCGGCGCGGACCTGCTCGTTTGCGATGCGCTGCTCGAGCGATGTCATGGAAAGCGCGGCCTGTTCGCGGTTCAACGCATCGATGACCCGCTTGTATTGCGCCTCCTGCCGTTCCGCGTCCTTGGTGGCTTTGGCGCGGGCCTTGTCTGCATCCGGGTCGACCTTGATGGGAGTGAAGCTGAGACTCCCCGAACCAAAGTCGACCATGCCATCCTTGCGCCCGAAGGTTTGCACCCTGGTAGGCCCGCGCTCCAAAGCACGTTTCGCGAGCTCTTTTTGCAGAAGATCGATTTCGGCAAGGCCGTTTTTGACAGCCGTCGACGTGGGACCGAAGTTGTATGCGATCCGGTCAACAGCAACCATTTTGTCCTGGATCTGCTTTCGGATGGTCGCGTCGGATCGGCGATCGACGGCATCCAGCAGGTCCAGCCAATGCGTCAGCTCCCCGGCAACATCAACCACCGCCGCCTTGAGGTTTGTTCCGATGGTGTTGGTGATACGCTTGAACGCGGCATCGACATCAGCAGCTTTGTCGACACCCTCGCGATCGATCACGATCCCGAGGCGATTGGCCTCCTTGATTGTATCGCGAATGCCGTCCGCACCTTGATCGATCAGTTCGACGAAACGCTCACCTGCGGTGCCGCCGAAAATCTCGTCGGCGATGCGAATCCGCGCCGCCTTGTCGAGCTGGCGCAACCGGTCGATGATGTCGATGAACAACGCCTTGGGGTCGGAGAGTTTCTCGGCAAGCGCATCCGCGCCAAGGCCAAGACGCTGAAACGCCTCCGCAGCGGGCCCCTTTCCGGTCACGACAAACTCGTCAGCACGCAAGGACAATTCCTTCATGCCGTCCGTCAGGGCATCAACCGAGATCCGGTTCTTCTCGGCGACGTATGAGAGCTCCTGGAACGTGACCACGTCCATGCCGGCCCTGCGGGCGGCATCACCAATTTCGGCGATGGATGCCGCTGACTGGCGCATCGCCAGTGTCGCGGCTCCGACCGCCGCACCCACGACACCGAAACCGATCAAGGCCTCCCTTCCGAGTCCCTTGACCGCTTCTGTGGCAGCCCGCACGTCTCCGCTCAGCAGCACGCTTGCTCGGCGAGTATCACCCATATGCCGCCGTGCGGAGTTCCAGGCGGGGGCGGACTCGTCCGAACCTCGGATGCGAAATTTAAGGTCTGGAGTCACGCCCTACCCCTTCCTGTCCTGCTCCGGCTTGATCTTCGTCAGAAAGATCAACCACTCCTGAAACTCGCTTTCCGGCATCTCCTCGACGAGCGAAACCGGCCAGTGGTGGCGGTCGGCAAGCGCGAACTGCAACGCCCGCCGACCGCTCCTCAGTTTCCCTCGAGCGTCTTTGCGTCCGGTCCCGACAGGATCTCGAGCGCGATCCGGGAAACGACCCGCTTGTCCGCCTCCCGGGTCAGCGTGTGCCGGTCCTTGTCGCTGAACAGCATGTTCCCGTCCGCGTCCTGGGCTTTGAGAATGAGAACATCGACGAACATTTCCGCCTTGTTCGCATTGCCCTCGTCGGAGATCCTGTCGGTATGCGCGACGGTCATCGCGCTGGCATAGATCACGAGCGGTTCGCCCTCTTCACCCCACTCCGGAACCTTGATTTCCTTGCGCGGGAGGGACTTGTAATGCGCGCGGGCGCGATCGATGACGCTCATGATCAGGCCCCCACGGTTTCTTTGGCGAGCGCACCGGTGCCGGTGAAACTGAACGTGACCTCGACAGGGTCGGTGACCGAGCTCGAAAGCCCGCGCTCCTCGATCAGGGCCGTGCCGGAGTAATAGGTCTCGCCCGCTCCATCGCCGGCAGCATAAAGCTCGAGCGCCACGCTCGCCCCCGCCGCCAAGGCCTCCTGCGCTTCGTTCGACGCCTTCTTGTAGGTGGCCGTCAGCGTGCCGGACCAGCTTTTCGGCGCGCCCGCGATGTTGACATCCCATGCATCGCCAATGGCGGTGTCATTGGAGACCGGCGCCCGGGTGGTCAGGCTGAACGAGCGCACCCGGAGCTCGTCCGTCCCCACCATCACCTTGCCTTCATTGCCGTGAACCGTCGTCATGGTCTTACCCTTTCATCACGCGGCCGTTTCCGGATCCGCGTCGGTGGTTCGATAGGAAATGTTGAGTGTCAGTCGTGCCGCGCCCGTCTGCTGGCGCGGCTGGTCTGGAAGCAGGGGGGCGGGCTCATAGCCGGAAACGAATGTTTCCATCGCCAGCCCCCCGAGGGTCACGTCCGCCGCGAGCGCCTGCTCGATTTCGACACACGCGTCATCGATGACGTCTTCGGCATGAGCCCCCGTGGCGACGATCTCGACGAGGACCTCCAGCGTGCGCGCCATTTCCCGAGGCGGTCGGCCGATCTCGTCGGGGGTCGAGACCTCCCGCCCGCGATAGACCAGCAGGCACGGCCATTGACCGTCACCCGTCGGGTATCGACGTTGCGGGAATACGTTCGCGCCGGTGGTGGAAAGCCCCGTCAGCGCGGCAACAACCGCCCCGATGATCTGTGTCCGGACATGGCTCATGACACCGCCTCGAGCGTGAGCGTCGTCATGCCCGTGCCATCGTGGCGAGGCGGAGCCGCAACGGCATAGGTGTCACCGTCGATGGAGAGCGTGTCGCCTTCGCCCGCCCCCGTTGGCAGGTCCGCCGTGCGACACGTGAGAACAGGCGAGGCGGAGACAATACCCGGATCGGTCAGACCCATCATATCGTCCACCTCGTCGAAGATGCCGGCGAAGACCGACACGCCACCGCCGGACCTGGTGTAGGTGACAGAGAGGCCGAACTCATCGACATCGAGAAACGCGGCCCGATCCGCTGCGGACTCGACGGCCATCGATCAGCCCTCCAGGGACGGAACGTCGCCGCCATCTCCCTCGGGTTCACCGTCGTCGGAGGCGTCACCGTCCTCGTCGTCCGAAATCTCCTCGCGCGGCTGGTCCGCCGGCTTGCCACGGGCGGCTTTGCGGCGCTTGCCAAGCGGCACCAGCACCAGAGACAGCGAGCGCGGCAGGTCCTCGGGATCGCAGTCGATGCCGAGTTCCTCGCCGCTCTTGAACTGCACCACATGGCGCGGGCGCCACTGCTTGCCGTCGTCGGACTGCTCGAGCGCATGGCTTCGCGCGGACGCCTGCTCGTCGCTGAGACGCAACAGCATGTCGGCGCCGATCTCGGCGACGCCGCCTTCAACACGATATTTCATGGGGAATGCCTTCCGATGATCGGAGAGAAAGCCCGCGACCGAAGCCGCGGGCGCTGCCCATCACCGCATTACGCGGTGGTATGGGTCATCAGGCAGGCAAACTGCCAGTAGCCGTAGCCGACGTTGCCGGTCCAATCGATGCCGTAGAGGTGCTCCTTGTGGAGCTGTTCGTACTCCGTGCCATCGCCGAGCGCGACGACATCAGGAATATCCTCCTCCTGCAGGATGAACGGCTTCGCCGCCTCGTCCGTGCGGATCAGCACGAACTTGTCGGTCCAGGCCGACAGGCGCGGATTGACCACCACGTTGATCGTGAAATCGGCCGAAAGCGTCGGCAGGGTCGCACTCTTGCCGCCAGTTCCGAGGATCGCCTTCACGGCGAGCATCGCGGCCTTGAGGTAGGACGGCGGAACCATGACGGTGAACTCGCTCGCCGACTGGTTCATCGGCTCGCCGCGATCGTCCTTGAACCCGTACATGGCCATGATGCACTCCATGATGGAGTCGGCCATCTCGTCGCCGGTGGGAGCATCCTTGTCGACGATTGCCCGCGACAGGTCGTTGCTCTGTGCCCCGCTGTCGCCCTCGCTGTGATCGGTATCGAAGAAATACTGGCCATCGTAGCACGTGGACGCCGCGCCATTCAGAATGAGCGTGGACAGAAGCTTGGCCGGATGATCGAGCGCCCGGTCGGCGAGCTGGTTGATACGAACCTGGATCATGCCGAGCTTGTCACGCCGCATGTCCTTGGACTGGATGCGGAGCGACGTCTCGAAATCCTTGTTCGAGATGATGAACGAAAGCTCGCGCAGTTCGGCCGGCGTACGCCCGCCGATGAACTCGCGCAGGGCCGGAGACGAGCCGAGCCAGGCGTATTCCTCACTCGCCTGCATGGAGGTCATGCGCATGGCGACGCTGTTCACCCAGTTGGTGGACCCGGTGTCGATGCGCGCGAGGATCATGCCGCGCACGCCCTCGGTGGTGATTTTCTGGAACTGCTGCGGAAGCATTGTGCTGTCCTTTCTGGTGGTCGCGCACATCGGCGCGGGCATGAAAAAGCCGCGCTGGAATGGCGCGGCCAGAGACGGTCAGGAGGGAGCGCTTGCGCTGGCGTCAGACGTCGCCGGCCACACGCTCGGCAATCTCGCGCGCCATTGCAGCGTCGAACTCGACGATGGCGACGCCGGTCGAGACCCAGCGCGACACGCGCCCGATCGGCGAGTTGCTCGTCGCGGTCAGCGTGAACGTATCGTCATCGCTGGCGTAGACCACCGGACGATCGTTGGACGTCACCGCAAGCCCGGAAATGGGCAGGGCGATGTTGCCGCGCTTGCGCACGTTGACGCTGATAGCCCCGGCGGCACCGCCGGCGTTGTTCGCCTCGGCAATGGCGAACCCCTGGAACGGGTCGCCGGCGACGAGCGGACGGGAATAGCCGGAGCCGTTCTCGCCGACGGCCGCACCCTGGAAGATCGTGTCGTCGGCGATGACGGGATATTCCTCGTTGTCGCCGAGCTGGTAGTCGCGAAGCTTGTTCGCGGCGAGCGTGGTCATGATGTCACCTCAGGTTCTGGAGTTCTGAAACACCGGTCACGATGACCGAATGGACGCGTCAGGCGGCGCGCGCCTTGCGCTTCATGGTCGCCACATAGGACTCGGCGGTCGGGTACGTGGCCTTCAGTTTGTCGGAAGCCTCCCATTCGGCGGTCCACCCCTCCGGGGTCGTGGCCTTGGGCGCATCCGCGCCAGCATCGCCGGCGGCCGACGGACGGCTTTCGACACCCTCGGCGGCCTTGTCCATCGCCTCGAGCGTGCGCTGTGCGCCCGCCTTGGGATCGGAAGCGGGCTTTTCGCGCTCCGCCTTCAGGATCGCCATGGCGGACGCCTCGGGCGTGACCGAGGGATCCGCCTTATGCGCGGCGACAAGCGCCTCGTGACCCTTCAGGGCATTGCCCTCGATGGTCAGAATGCGGGCGTTTTCCGCCTTCACACCGGCGGCGAAGCCCTCATCGCGCGCTGCCTTGAGGGCGGCGTCGTGATCGGCCCGGGCCACGACCTCCTCGACCGGCGGAGCATTCTCCGAACGGCCCGCGCGCACGTCGGCATCAGCCGCCGCGTTCGCGACGGCAGCAAGACTTGAAGTCGTCATCTTCACTCTCCTGATTGTCGGACTACCGCGTCCGATTGACTGCCGCGACGAACTCGGCAAATGCGTCGTTCGGATAGCCGATCGCATCGACCATCCCGATCTTGAGCGCCTCGACGTCGTCGAGGGTCGCCCCTTCCGTCGCCAGGGCCGCGTCCGCAGTGAACCGCTTGCCCCGCGCCCGTCCCACCGCAGCGGCGAAGTTCTGTCGCACAGCCTCGACTCTCGCCTGTATCCGGTCGCGGACATCCTCCGGCAACGGGGTGAGCGAATTTCCATCGGCCTTGTGCTTGCCAGCCGCGATCAGCGTGACCGTGACGCCGTCTGCATCGGCCTGTCTGGACAGATCGGTGTGGACCGCCAGCGCACCGATCGATCCGACATTGCCATCCGGCGGAATGACAATCTGGCGCGCTTGTGAGGCAAGCCAGTACGCAGCAGACGCGGCCGCGTCGGTGAGGATCGACATCGTTGGCTTGACCTCTGAAACCCGCCTGATCATCTCGCAGGTTTGGGCGACGCCAGACACGAGACCTCCATAGCTGTCGACCTCGAAGACAATTCCCTTGACGCGGTCGTCGCGTCCGGCCCGAGCGACCTGCGCTTGCAGACCCTCGTAGGAGGTTTGGCCGGATGATTTTCCCACGTACGACCCCTTGTGAACGAGGGTCCCCTCAATGGGAATCACGGCAACGTTGTTGACCAGCGTGTAGGGAGGCTGTCCGGCACGGTCATATGCCCGCCCTACATTATCGGCGAGCGTTCCGGCCCGTTGGGCCGGCCAGTGGTCGACTACCTGGATGCCGTCATCCTCGAGACGAAACCCGCCCTCGACGAGACGTCCGCCCAATCCGATGAGAATCGCCTTGACCTTGCCCGGATGCAGCACGAGCGGCATATCGACGAGCTGCATCATGATGTGGGGGAGAAGAACCGTCATGCGTCGTCGTCCTCTTCATCGTCGGGAGATGGCAGCATCGGAGCCGGTGACGGCGATGCGGCGGACAGGCCTTCGAGCGCCGCCTCCTCCCGTCGCACCTGCTCGACCTTCTGGTCGAAATCCCCGCCAGTACGCTCGGTCAGCACCTGCTGACGTGTCTTGACCCGCTGCTCGACGTCGATCTTGTCGGCTTCCGCATCTTTCTTCGGGTCGAGCGAGATCCGGACGGGGCCCGTCCAGGTGGCACGCATCCAGGCGGCGCGGATCGCCGGGTCATCGAAGAACCCGGGCGCATCGATCCGGCCCGTCAGCACAGCCTCTTCCAGAAACCAGCCATAGACGGGTTCCATGAACTGGCGAACGAACCACGAGCGCCGGCGCCGAAACGAGTGATAGGCCATCTCCAGCGCGGCGCGCGAGGCGGAATAGCTCGCCGTGAAATGCTTGATCAGCAGTTCGAACGGCAGCTCGAGCGCCACGCCGATCTGTCGCAGGAACGCCGTCACGAACGCATCGAACTGCGGGTTTGGTCGCCCCGGGTTCGCCGTCACGATGTCCTCGCCCTCAGCGAGATCCACGACCGCCCCGGCACCGAGTTCGATTTCATCCTCGCGCCCGGTGCCGCCGGCATCCGTGGAGGCCAGCGGGCCCGTCTCGGGTGACGGGGCCCCCTTCACGAACACCGTGAACATGGCACTGACAACCGCCGCACGGACCTCTGCGTCCGTGTAGTCACCGAGCGACTTGAGCGCCTCGACCACCGGCGCGAGATAAGGAATGCCGCGCGTTTGCGTCGGACGCAGCCGGTCGAACAGATGCACGACAATCTGTCGTCCGTCGTTGTAGCGCATCGGCACCCGCCGCCATGAGACGGCGGTGCGCCGGCGGTCTCCAGGATGCCGGTCGGTCACATGAACCGCGACAGGAACGCCCTGACGGGTGTGCTCGATGCCGGCGACCAGCGTATCCGTGTCCGCCATCCAGTTCGGGTTTGAGACCATGTCGGCCTCGATCACCTGCACCTTGGTGCCATAGGCATCACCCGGATCGCGCCGAAATCGGCGAATGGCGAAGATATCGCCGCTCTCCAGGACGCCACCGAACAGCATCGCCTGCAGGTCGGCGAAATGCTGCACGCTCGTGAAGTCGGCCGACCGGCAGAACAACTGCCACTCGGCTTCGGTCGTCTCGTTCCAGGCGGTCGCCTGCTCCTCGGTGATCCCCAGAGCCTTCCGGTTGCACTGCGCATTCAGGACAAGCCCCTCGCCGATGACGTGGGTCCGGTTCGTCTGGATGGCGCCGGTCGCCACCGGCAGGTTGCGCGCGAGATCGCGCGAACGGCCCCTGAGGTCCGTAAGCTGCGGCAACAGGTCTGCGTCGGCGCTGCCACCGCCCGGGTGCCAATTGCGGGTCGCGCGCCGGTCGCGCCGCCCCCCCTTGTAGCCACCCTGCCCCGTATAGGCGGACAGCATGGTCCGGTCGCGAAGCATCGACAGCGCGAGGCCGGGCGCAAAATAACCGACGACGCGGTCAACAATCGTTTGGCGTGGAACCTTGATCGTCGTCATCACAGCCCCACGATGTAGCGAGGACGCCGGCCGCGCGAGGACACCGCTGACAGCCGTTCGACCTGCTTGGTCCAGAAGTCGATGTTCTCACGGATCTGATAGGCGTTTGCGCGTGTGAGCGTACGTGTACCAATCGTATAGGACTGGCTGCGAGCGACGGCCGCGTCCGCCTCAAGCCAGTCGTTCAGCCGCTCTTGCGCCTGCTCGAGGGTAAGTCCTGCCATGGGGAACCTCTCAAATTCCGCGTGACCGCACACGACGGCGACGACCTGTCGGAACAGCGACCGGCTCCGGCTCCTGCGGACGGGCCGGATCGAGTTTGACGGCGAAAATGTTCTCTTCGACCGGCGCGGCCCAGGCAGGCGGCGCGGCCCAATCAATGGACTCGGCGCCGAGCACGATGCACAACGCCTTGGCCTGCACGGCGAGATCCAGCGCTTCGTTCCGCTTCTGGCCTTGCCGCAACTCCCATCCCGTTTTCGTGCGCCGCTCGGCGCAAAGCTCCTCGAACACCTCCTCGGGCAAATGGGCGCTGAGGTGGTACGCGTCCGGGCCGGGGTCACGCCGCAACAGGCTTTCAATCACCTCGGATTTGAGCCGCCACGTTCCCATCTGCACGATGCGAATGTCCGTCGGCACCTTCCTGCGGGTCTGATTGATCTTGGCGGGCTCGACCTCGCGTGCCCGTTCCGACTTCCATCCGGGCAGGCCCTTCGAGATGAACACCCGACGCAGGTGACCGAGCTTCCGCGCCTGGCGATAGAACGCATAGGCGTTGGCGGTCACCCCGTCGGCGCCGCCGCTGTCCACGATCAGCGCGCATGGCTTGATGCCGTAGCCCGTGCCGGCAACCGGAAACACCTCGTCGAGCAGGTCGAAGAGGCCAGCCCAATCCTCACGATACCGACCGGGGTCGAGCGCGCGCGTGTCCGCGCTTGGCGCATCCTGTGGCGGCGCGGTGATGACCCGCCGGGCGATGGTCCATCGCTCGAGGTCGGGCCCCACCGCATCGACATGCAGCACGAAGTATTTGCCCTGCACATCGACCTGCACGGTGACGAACCGCGTTGCGGCCGGCGCGACCCCGAGCACATAGCGTTCGGCGCGCTCCTTCAACGCCTTGACCGTCATGTCAGAACCGGTGCCGAGAGCGCGCGGACGGTGCGGGTGACCCTGGTCGACGTTCACCGTCGTCTTCAGGCTGGTCTCGTCGCCAGTGCGCTCGAACTCCTCGACCGCTGCCTCGTATTTCGTGACCAGTTCCGTCCAGGACTGGAACGCAGCGCACGCACCTTTCAGCCACCAAGAGACGATGTCAGTTTCCCTGACTCCGCTATCAGCGAGAGGCAAAAGCTCGCCGCCCTGCCCCTCATGCAACCACACGGCTTCGGCATTGAACTCGCGCTTGTGTCGCGGCGCGATCAGGGACCCGCAGTGCCGGCACGCGAGTTCGGCGGCGGCGCCGCGTTGCGCGGGTGTCCCCTCACGGGGATAGACCAACAGGTCGAAGTCCGGCTCGAACCGCGATCCGCAATCGCGACAGGTCCAATAGTAGCGGCCCCGCGTCCCGCGATTGTAGAGCGCCATGATGCCGGACGTCGGCGGTGCGAGATGCGGTTCGTCGTCGGACGGTTTCCAGTCCTCATCGAGCAACAAACGACCCGGCGAGGATTCGGCGATAGCCATACCGCGAGACCCGAATGTCTGGGTCCGCTTCATGGCGAGATCGAACGGGTTGCCTTCACCGTCTATGTCGTCGGGCATCCGGTCATAGTCGGTCAGCAGCATCGTCGGGATGTCGCTCGCCGACACCTTGGAGATCACCGGCCAACCGATGTCGAGCATCATGTTTCCGAGGAAGCGCTTGTCATAGATGTTGTCGGAAAAGCGCCCGGTCGCCTGCCGCTCCTTCACTGCCGGCGAATGACGGATCAGGCTCGACACCTTCTTTATCGAGAATTCGCGCGCCGCTGCCTGGTCCATGTGAATGACGCGAATGTCACCCGGATCGCAGCACACCTTGTGGCCGATGGTGTTGATCACGAGCCCATCGGTTTTTCCGGTTCGCGCCGGACCGGCGAACACCGCCCCGCGATATCGGCGGGACGTGACCATATCCATCGGCTCACACATGTACGGCACGACGTCGTTACGCCAGCGCACCACGGCGCCATTGTCGAGCAGGTGCCGGTCGCGGGCTGCCCAGTCGGAAACCGTGACCCGCTCGACCGGCGCGATTGACGCCAACGCGGCCGCCAGCGCCTCATGCGCCTGGGCATACTCCGGCGGGCGCCAGCCGTGCGGCCGGGGCGGCAGATAGTGTACCGACACGGGTTTACTCCGCAGCCTCGGCGACGTCGGCGCCCTGCGCCTGTCGTTCCTGCATTCGCTCAATATAGGCACCGAGCGTGCGATGAATTTCGCCGATCAGATCATCTGTGACGGCAACAGCCTGTTCCGCCTGACGGCCCGTCAAACCGGCGTCGCGCGACAGACGGTCGGGTAACCCCATGACGGACGAGCGAACGGTCGAAAGCACGTGGTCGAGAAGCTCAATGACCTCGTCACGCGGGATGAGCTGGCCGCGATCCGTCGCCAGCTTGTTGTAGTTGACCTCGGCTGCGTAAAGCTCGGCGCGCTCTTTTGGCGTGAGCGCCATTTCGCTGTCGCCGAGACGTCCACCCAGGACCTGCAGCCGGAGCTGCTGAACCGATTCCTGCGCCCGGGCCTCACGCGCCCGTCGCCCGGCCTCGCGCTCCTGCACCCACGCCCAGCATTCGGACAGAAGGAACTGATACGCCTGACCGTTTGTGCCTTCCCGCACCACCGGCAGGCCTTCCTTTCGGAAGCGGTCAATAGTCGGCTCGCTGACGCCGAGCGCCTCCGCGAGCTGTGCGCGATTGACGTCAGCGTCGGCAACACCATCCGGCAGAGGGTATTTGTTTGTGTCGACCATCGCCCAAACATCAACATCAACAACAAGTTCACATGGTTTCGAGGCTCACACAGCCCAATGCACCAGGGCTCGAATATTCCCGCGGGGCGGCGGTGTGTCAGAAGGACCCGAGCCCTCAACTCACCAGCGCCGACGGCTTCAGCGCGCCGTCGCCATCGCCCGCTCGAACGCAGCCTTCCAATGTATCGGAAGCCGGTGCCTTGCAGTCTCAGCGCCGGTGGCAAAGAACTTGTATCGACGCTCATAGTGCGGCGCGGACACAAAGAGCAAAGCGGGCAGGATCCTCTTTCCGCGACGAACCCAGACACCCGGAGCGAGGCGACTTCCTCGCGATGGCACAAAGAAGCGTTCGCGCCGATAGTTCTTGTTTCTCTTGGTGGAGACTGCCGAACGATTTTGCGCCGGATCGGCCGCGACCTGGAGATCGGACAGGATCCTCACTATGGTTGCTCCGGACACGTTGCCATAGGCATTGATCCGCACCCCGGGACCGGGCACCCAATACTCGTTCGATTGCATGTAGCCACGCGCGGTCAACGCCCGTTCCGAACGCTTCTGCTGACGATACCCACCCACGATCTGCGCTTTCAGATACTTGGCGGCAGGCGTACCCTTCGCAGCGAACTCCTTCACCTGAAACTCGACTGACAACTCACGCTTAGAGGCGCGGGTCGCGAACGTGGAGTTGAGCGTGAAGCGCGTCGGATTGTCGAACACCCGACGTTTGTGCTCCCGGTCCGCCTCGAGAACATCCTTCCGGGTCTCATTCAATGCCAAGGACATCGCGAACGGCACCTGCCGCCGTTCGAAGTCGGTCAAGCCACGCTCGAACTGATCAAAGTTTGCTTCGAGGGTGAACATCATCCGCCCATGAAAAAGCCCGGTCGGGGCTTCCCCCGCCGGGCGCATTTCTTCACTGTGCGTGAAACATGCTTCATAGGTGGTCCACATGTCAACCCAGAAGCGCTGGAAGCCCCCTGACAGGCCCGAGCACACGCCCTGCGTCCTCGAGCCCGTCGCGAAGCATCCGCGAGACATGATCGCGTGTGCGCCTGCTACAACCGCCCGAGGCACGCGCGCCGGCGTCCTCCTCAAGATCCATGGCGATGGCTGTCACGGACTCGCCCTCAGCAATGATCCGATGCAACACACGAAACCCCCGCGCTCCTACCTCGAGCCGAACTTTCAACAACCATCCATGCGCATCCGACGCACCGCAGATCAGGTCCGGCGCGACCGGACCGCGTCCACCGTCGACCCGCTCGAGCGTCCAGTCAATCGCACGCACCAGCCCGCCACCGGCTTCCGTCTCCCATAGCCATGCCAGGCAGCGCGCCGTGTCGAGGTCGCGTTTTCCAAGCACCGCCTTCGGCCCGAGTGACAGCCGCTTCAACGTCCCACCCGCCCGCAACAGCGGATCGCGCGCCTTGCGCACGCCTGCCGAGGCATGACCGGTCGCGTGGCGCGTCTCGTTCGCCGCCGGGCGACGCAGGATGCCGAGCGGATCGCCCTGCACCTCGACACGCTCACGCGCCTCCCGCACCGCCGCCAGTTTCGCCCGCCTCTGGTCCTCGCACATCGCCGCCTCCTGTTTCGCCATCATCGCCATCACGCTCACCTCACTGCCTGCCGTCTGGCCTCGCCACTCGCCTCGCCCGCATCCGGCCCGTCGCGCGCCTGCGGTCCCAGCACATCCGCCGCGAACCGCTGCCATTCCTCGTGGAACCCGACCCACACCAGCGCCCCCGACCGCGCCGCCGATTGCACGAGATCGTCGCCCGCCGCCCGCTCACGCATTGCCGCCACGGATTGCAGCCACTCGTCCCGCATCGCCGCGTAACCCTCGAGATCCGGCAGGGCGTGGGTTTCCCGCACATGCCCGGCGAGCTTGATCACCAGCCCGTCGGCATGAGCCCGGGCCAGCACCTCCCGCGCCGCTACGGAGCGCAGGAACTGTTCGACAACGGCCCGATCCAGCAAACGCGGCTTGGGCTCGTCACGCGCCGCCCGCTCGACAGGGTCCGGCAGCACGCGGAACGGCGCGTCTCTCAGGTATTTCAGCAGCCGGCCCGGCTTGCGCTTCGCTGCTCGGACCCGCCGCAAATAGACATCGAGCCGCCTATGCGAGGACCGCTTGTCGTCGGCGGAAAGCGCCGCCCATGCCGCATCGATGGGCGGCCGCCGTTCGGTCACCGCGCCGGGAAACTCGCGCAGCAGATCGTTGAGCATCCGGGTTTCGTGCGCCTTGCGAGCCGCCGCGCTGCGGTCGGGCCCATCGCCTGACCCGCCATCGGACGCATCGTCCGGGCCGTGATCGTCGTGAGGGGCCCCGGCATCCGCCGCACTCACCCCCTCGGGGCGAGCGTCGCCGGCATGGGCCACGGTCACCGCACCCTCGTCGTGGGCCTCCCGGCCCGTCCCGTCGCCCGGATGGTCGTCGGTGGGCACATGTGGTGCTTCCGGGTCGTGCGGCGCTTCGGCTTTTTTTTGCCTTTGAGCTTTTTTTTGATCGTTTGTTAATGGGGTCGTTAATGCTGTGCACCCAGAGTGAACAGGGGGGTGTTCATCCTGGGTGTACAGGGGCCTGTTCACCAGGTGAACAGGGGTACCCACTACATCTAGTGCCTCACCGCCCTCAAACGCCGCGTCATCACCCCCATCCGGATCGTCCTCGATGTCGAGTTCCGGGGCCGCGAGGGCGTCGTCCACGTCCATGCGCACACGGTAGCTGGAGGCCGCGCGCCCGCCATCGGCGCGCCAGTGGGTGCGGGTTTCCAGATAGCCCCACTCGACCAGCCGGGCGATTGAGCGCGACACCGTGGGGCGCGACACGTTGATAGCGCCGGCCAGTTTGCCCTGGTTGAGCCGGCACCAGCCGTTGCGGTCGGTGTGACGACCGATCAGCCCGAGGATTTGCAGATCCCGCCCCTGAAACCGGGGATCGGTGACCGCCGCCGCCGGGATGATGGAATAGCGCGGCCCGCCCGCGACAGCCTGTGCGCCCGCCCCGCTCATGACAGCCACCACGCGACCACAGCAGGGACGTCAAAAAGCACACGGCCGGCGGCTCCGGCCACAATGGTGTAAAAGCAGCCCCGCCGAAAACCTTCCTCAGCCCTCGCCCGCCACACCGCTCGTGTGACCTCCAGCCCGCGCCGCTCGGCTTCGATCTCGATCAGCGCATTTGCGCGGGCGCATCGGACCCTGGCAATCCTCTTGCACGCCTGAAACGATCGAGCCATCGCAAGAGCGTCATGGGCCGTGTAGGTCACCGTCACCGTGCCGTGTTCCCCGGCTCCGAGCGCGGCGATACGAAACCGCCGCGACCAACGGTCGAACGCCTCGACAACCTCGTCGTCGGTCATTGCGTCGCCGCTCATGCCTCGCCCCTCCGCGCCCGGGTCTGCTGCACGTTGTAAATCACGGTGCTGTGGTTACGTCTGAACACGCGCCCGATGGCGATGAACGCGAACCCCTCGTCGTTCAGTTGCGTCCAGATAGCGCCGCGCAGGCGCACGACCTCGCGCATGTGCGAGGGGCGCCGCAGGATCTCAAGCGAGGTTCCCAGAGCCGCGCACAGCGCCTCTGCGCGATCGCGGCACCTCTCGTCTGCGGGCTCTCCCGGCTCCCGCCCGACAACGCGCAACGTGGTGATGCGGTAGGGCAACGCCGGGGCGCGGGTGCGAATGCGCAGCGTCGCGCGGTCGATGGCCTCACGCCGGATCCGCACGTCCCGATCCCGCAGCACGGTACGGATGATCTCCGGATCGGGCTCGGACACGATCACGGGCGCGCTCATGACAGCACCCCCAGCCTGCGGGCCTCGACCAAGACTGCGGTAAGCTCGCCGGACGGCGCGGCGACCAGCCGCCCGCCCACTTTGTGCAATTCAAGGAGGGCCGTCCCGCATTCGGCAATCGCCTCGATGCGCCGTTCGAGATCCCGGAACGCCGATCCGTGGCGCCTCGCGAGAGCCGCATGAGCACGCACCAGATCGTCAATTGCGTCCCGCAGCATCTCGCCCTCAACGGTGATGGTATGGATCATCCGCGCCATTACTCCGCCGCCTCCCGCTGCATCGCCAGTTCGGGCACGTTCGCGCGCACCAGCGCCTCCGCGAGCGGCGGACACACGCTGTTGCCGCACATGCGGCCCTGTGCCGCCTGGCTGACGGGGATGCGCGCGCCGTACTCGTCGACGCCATGCTCGATCTCATAGGTGTCCGGGAACCCCTGCGCGCGAAACCGCTCGCGCGGCGTCAGCATCCGCAACCCGATATCGGCGATGGCGTAGGTCTGCCCGTCGATCTCCAGCGTCACCAGCGAAGAGCGGTCGCGCGTGGTGTCGGTCGGCATCGGACGGGACACCGCCCAGCCCTCGCCGGTGCCGTAGTAGGTATCGAGGAACGCCGCGACCACGCCCGCCTTGCCGGCTCCTCCGGCCGTGATCGTGCCGACCGGATCGTCGCAGGCGGAACCGACCGACGCGCCGAACTGTCGCGTCACATGAGCGGCGACCACGCCGAATTTCGGCGCGCCTGCCATGACCGTATCCAACGGCTCGCTCGGTGATTGACCGACGCCATTTTGGGTGAACCGGCTGATACTCGCCGCAACGAGCCCCTGTTGCGAACCCGCCTGTGTGACCGTCGAAACCGGTTCCAGAACATGCCGCGCTGGTCGCCCGGGATGCGAACCCGCCGTGTGCTGTGCCATGAACGCGGCCACGACGGCATGTTTCGCGCCACCGGCCACCTGCGTTCCGACCGGAGCCCGAACGTCGAGCGCGCGCGGCGCCTGCCCCTCGCGCTCGCCATAGCCTGTTTGCACCATGGATGCCGCCACGAGGCAGGCGTCGGCCTTGGTGGTCTGTGTGCCCAACGGTTCGCCCCCGCCGCGGGGCGCCGATTGCCCGGCGCGGCCACCGCATCCGACGACGGACGGCACGACCAGCCCATGCGCGTTTCCGGCGCTCGTCTGCGTGCCGATGGGCTCATCGATTGAATATTCGCGCCGACCGCCGGAATAGCCATGGGCGACCGAGACCAGAAACGGCTTTTCCGCCTCCAGAACATAGCGCACCACGCCGCGTGCGATGCGCTTGAGTGTCGCCTCCGCGAGCGGCCTCTTGGCGCGGATGCCCCAGCGCGCCTTGATCTCCTCCGACGTGTCGAAAATCGACGGACACGGCAGCGACCAGTCGATGATTGACGCCGCCGTGCGCCACGGCAGCTTGCGCCCGGCGATCACGTCGGCACTGTACGGCGCGCCATGCGTCGGTTCCGGCCACACGATGGGCGCACCGTCGCGCCGGGCGATGACGAACAGCCTTTTGCGGATCGTCGGCGCGCCATAGTCGCAGGCGCGCAGCTCGCGCCACTCGATCCGGTACCCCAGCCGCCGCAGCTCCCGGCACCAGGCGTCGAACGTCTGCCCCACGCGGTCGGGACACGGGCGATAACCGCCCTTGCCGTCCGGCACCACCGGCCCCCAGGTGCGGAACTCCTCCACGTTCTCGAGGATGATCACGCGCGGCCGGGCGCGCTTCGCCCATGTCACGACCACCCACGCCAGATCGCGGATGTTCCTTTTGACCGGTCGCCCGCCCTTGGCCTTGCTGAAATGCTTGCAGTCGGGCGAGAACCACGCCAGCCCGACCGGGCGCCGCCCCACCACGTCGATGGGGTCCACGCGGTAGATGTTGCGCGACAGGTGCACCGTGCACGGGTGGTTCGCCCGGTGCAGGGCCAGCGCCTCGGCATCGTGGTTGATCGCGAAATCAGGCGAGCGACCGAGCGCCATTTCAATGCCGGTGGACGCCCCGCCCCCACCGGCGAAACTGTCGACGACGACCTCATAGCGCGGCGGCTCACATACGCGCGGAGCCGGCCCGCCGGAAAACAGGTCAGCCCTCATGCCACAGCCCTCCTGAGAAAGACGGGGCCGGCACATGCAATCGATCGGGAGTCGAACAGGTACCAGCAGCAATTGTCCTTGGCGGCATGCGCGCTGTGCCGCATCCATTTCACGCGCCCGACGCTGACAATCGCCGTGCAGTGGCGCATGCGCCCATCCGCATGGCGGGTGTGCATCCAGTCCGCGTCGAACAGCAGCCACGTCGGCGCGAGCCGTGGCAGCACATCGATCAGCTCGTGCAGCACGTCGCGCGACCACGGCGGGTTCGTGATGATGTAATCAGCCCCGCGCAGACGCTCCGCATCGAAGCACCTGGCGTCGAACGCCTCTACGCCGGGATACCGGGCAACCACGTCATAGCGGCCGTTGCAGGCATGGCCAGCACGCATCAGCGGGCCCACCAGATCGCCCCATCCGACGCACGGCTCGACAAAGCTCGCGCCCGGCCGCAACCATGGCAGCAAGCGCGACACCGGCTTCGGGTCGGTCGTGCGGTACAAATCCTTGTCGATACGTGCGAACGCGCTGCGCTTGCCCATCACGCCCGCCCCCCTTGGTCCGCGCCCTCGAGCAGCGACAGCAGCCCCGCCGTCTCGTCGCGGGCGGCAATGCGGCGCACGCGCCGTGTCGCGCCGGAGAGAGCGCCCCACCGGTCGATGAACGATTGTTTTTCCGTGATCGCCGTGAGCGCCCGGCGCAAACCGCGCTGCAGCGCCGCGTTGCGGGTGGCGAGATCCGCCGCCCGCGCCGCCTCCAGGTCCGCCCGCGCGGCCTCATAGGCGGCCAGTGCCTCCGCGTGCGCCAGCTGCACCCGCAGGTCGTCCGGGCGCCGGTCGGCCACGGCGCGCTTGCGATCGAGATCCCGCGCCGCCTGGTCGCAGGCAGCCTGACAACGGGCCACGATCGCCCCTGTTTCCGGGCGCGCGCTCATGGCCGCGCCTCCCGCATTGAGGAATTACAACGTGTTACACTGGTGGTTCCCCGTGAAACACCCCCAGAAGCGGCCTTGTGGAACCCGCCCTCGCGCCGGTGCATCGCCACCGCGTCCAGCAGCGCGAAAGGGTTCACGTCGTGCAGCCGACACAGCCGAAGGAAAGAAATCGCCGAAACAGGCTTGCCGTTCTCGGCATGGCTGACGACACGCGGCGACACCCCGGCAAGCTCCGCAGCCTCCCGGGTGGTCCGCCCGGCCCGCTCCCGCGCCGCGCGGAACGCAGCCCCCAGGAACGCCAGCGCCGCCGCCTCATGCACCGCGCCGCTCATGACACGCGCTCCAGCGTGTCGATGTTGCCGTGGTGAACGGTGAACGTGAGGGCGCAAACCCACGGATTTGCATCCCACCCGTGGCCGCGTTTGGCGTTGATGCTGTCCCATAGCCGGCGGAATGCGGCCCGCGCCGTGTGTGCCATACCGTCGATCACGACCAGCCCGGCGTCGTTGACCACAATCCCTTCCGCCTCGGCGTCGTCGCTGCTGATCTCCTGCAGCCGCTGCACGCGCACGTCGGTGACGACGAGGGTCAGACGGGAGGCCCAGCGGGGCATATGGGTAGGGCGCCGTATCCTTCCGAGCCACGGGGCTTCATCCTCGTTGGCCAGGTAACCGATGGATTGGCTCGGATTAATGTAGCGTGCAGCTATCCCATCCAAGTGAGATCCAGTAGTCCACGCCTCCCGCACCCAAAGCCGATCTCCGGCGCTGTAGTGAGGATCCAATTCTTCTGTGCGCACCGCCCCGCCGCCTACTGAAGCAGCCGCAAAACGGTAGTAGGCTGCCACGTTGGATGCCTTCGCTGGGACATACGTGCAGTCAATGCCGCCGTCGTAATAGCCATCTGCGAAGGGCTGCGGGATTACCCGCCTCGTCTGCGTCTTCCTGCCATCCAGAAGCGCGCGGATTTCCCAGTCGCGGAAATTCATCGGTCGATCGGTCACGCCGCCACCCTCCCGTTGCCGAACAGCCGCCCGTCCCGCGCAGCCGCCACGCCCGCCGTGCGGCGAATGTCGTCGCCGCTCACGCCGCACCAGCCGGCAACGCTCACGAAATCCGCGTCGGAGACGAACCGGCCGGCGCCAAACGCCTGCACCGCCGCCGGGGCATTCTCGAACGAGCGCCCGGCCACCCGCGCGCCCTGGACGAACAGCGCCAGCACGCGCCGCCCGTGGGCGCGCTCCTGCGGGGTGAACGGGGCGGCACTCATACCCGGCACCCCGTCAGAACGGCACCGACGATCGCCAGCGAGAGCACCACCAGCACCAGCCCGACGAGCCGCGACCGCCGCGCGCCTGCGTCCATGCGCATGTTCTGGTCGGCAAACCACCCGGCCAGCGGGTCAACAGAGTCACGGTCAACCATCACTGCACCTCCATCCTCGATTGATCCTTGCGGGGAACATCCGTCGTGCCCGGCGCGGTCACGCGTGCCTCGAGCGCAAACACGCGGGCATCAAGCGCGGCGGCGCGGCGCTCGAGATCGGCGGTCGCGAAAAGCCCGGCCGCCACGAACGGCATCTGAAACGACGCCGCGACAAGCGCCGCCGCCGCCACCGCGAACACGGCTCGCCGGTCGTCCCTCATGCCTCCGCCCTCCGCTCGGCAGCCTCGCGCGGCCGGTAAACCCTCGCGTGGCACTCGGCGCACCAGGCGGAGCCGGGCCGGGCCGGTGCTCCGCAGACGAACATGCGCTCGGGAGCCGGGCGCTCGCGCGCGCTCCACAGAGGGCGCGGACACTGGTCGGCGCGACGCGTCACCAGCGTCACCGGCCCGCGCAGCGCGGCATCCTGCACCGCACGCGGTGCCACGGGCAGCGGCACCACCGCACCCCATGAGGGCACAGGCGCCACACCCGCCACAGGAGCAAGGCTCACACCCCGCGCGGGCTCCACCTCCTCACGCGGCGCGGGCGACGGCGCCACGACGACGGACCCACTCGCCCGGCGCTGACGCCGTGGCGCCAGTCCCAGCGCGCGGGAGCGCGCCCGCACGGTGCTGACGCTGATGACCCGGCCGACGACGGGCGCCAGCGCCCGCGCGATGTCGGCAATGGCGATGGGAGACGGCCACAGCCGCCGCACCAGAGCATCGGCCTCGGCACTCCACGCGATGTTCTCCCGGCGACAGGGACCCACGCTCATGGCAGCACCTCCCGCAGCAGGCGCGCGCCCGCAGCCCGCCGGCGCTTCAGCGCCGCGCGCTTGAGCGCGGCGAGATTCCGCTCCAGGTCGCCGATATGCTCCAGGTCCTCGTCCGACACGTCACCGTCCGCGAGGTCGGAAACCGTCTGGCCAAGCGCCGCCATGGTGTCGGAGATGGACACCTCGTCGGGATCGATGGGCACCAGCCGGCACCCGGCCTGATGCGCCAGCCATTCGGCGACGGCGGTGACGCCGAACCGCCGGGCGATCTCCCCCGCCCGCTCCGCGCTGATGCCGTCCCGCAAGTCCGGGTCCATCCAGCGATAGACGGACCCGAGGTTGACGCCGAACAGATCGGCGATGAGCCGCACGCCCGAGTCACCGGTGCACCGGGTGATCTCGTCGACGTCCCGCCGGAGCGCGGACTCGAGCGTGAAAATGTCAGGCCGTTTGGTCATGCGGCAACCTCCCGTTGCGTCATGGGAAAACCCGGTTGCGTTTCGCGGTGCACACCACCGCATGAAATGGAATGGTGTCCCTGTCGCCCCGCCAGGCGACGCGCCGGCGCGGGCCATGCCGCACCGCCTCGCGGCCCGCCCGCGCCGGCATCCGCCACACCGCCCGCAGAAAGTCCGGCCCGCGCACGAAGGCGCGGGCCGGCAGGTGCGGCCGGCGGGCGACCGTCCAGGGGGGCCGGGGAAGCGATGGACGGGGAATGAACGGTTGTGCTGAAATCACCCCTGCAATTCAGGGCAGGGAGGACAATGAGATGGGCATGGCCATGCGTCTGGCACGATGGCTGCTCGGCTTTCCTGAGCGGCGTCCGAACCCGTACGTGCCGAAAGTCACGGTCGAGTTCACGGAAACATGGACCGATGAACCGCCAATCGAGATTACGGAGGGCGTCACGATCATGATTGAGTACCGCGACGGCGCCGGCACCTGGTCGCGCCGCCCGGTGACAATCACCTGGCTCAACATAGAAATCGACACCACCTATCTCGAGACCTGGTGCCACATGCGCGAGGACGAAAGAACGTTTCGTGTCGACAGGATCGAAAGCATCGTCGACGAGGCCGGAGAGGTCCACGAGGACGCGCCACGCTATCTGGAAGAGCGCCTCGGACTTCCGCCTGGCACAATCATCCTCCCTCGCTCCAGGGCACGCCATGGCAGATCTCGCGAGGACGCATGGGCCCTGCTTCGCCGCAATGTGCGCCCGCAAGCGATCCTCTTTGCCGCACTGGCCCGGGCCAGCGGTGTCATGCGGCCCGAGGAGGTCGCCTTCGCCCTCGCCCATTGCGTTGAAATCGCCGAGGCGCGAGGCCTGCTGTTTGGCGACGACGAGATCGAAAAGCTTGAGGCCTACATTCGCCGCGAGCGACCGGATGCCGTCAGGATAGAGACGGCAATCGAGGGAATGCTCGTCTGCACCCCGGCGGAAATCCATGGTTTTCTCGACGCCGCCCTTGACTTGATCCGCGCGGACGGACGCCGCGCACCGCAGGAGGTCGCCCTCCTCAACCGCATCGCCCGCGATCTCACGGGAAAGCCTGTTGCATGAGGCACTCATGACGCGACCTCGACTTCGACAATCAGGAGATCAGCGTGCCTGACCGCTCCAGACGTCGCCTCGACGATCGCCGCGCGATACTTCGGACGAGGCTCGGCAACCCGGCGCTCCCATTTCGAGACCATCCCCTTGGTTGCACCAACACGTGCCGCAAACGCCTCGAGCGTGAGACCGTGCCGTTCGCGATAGAGGGTCAGAGGGTGCTTTGTCATGGCACTAAGTTTCTATAATGGAAACATCATCGTCAAGCACAATGCGCTCTGCGGTTTCCATTTCGGATAACGCCTTGATTTTGCGGCGGTGCGATAATCCGCGCATGCCGACGCGCATCCACCATACCAATCACCGCCGACCCGCTCACGTGTACCTGCGTGAGTGGCTGGAGTACCGCGCCCTGACTGCGGAACAGCTCGCCGGACGCCTGGAGACCAGCAAGAGTGTCGTCTCCAAGCTGCTGAACGGGAGGCAGCGGTACAATCAGGATTGGCTGGAACGCATTGCCTACGCATTGAACTGCGAGGTTCCCGACCTCTACCGGGACCCGACCGCCCCGACGAGACAGGAACTTCTGGACCGCGCAACGCCGGAACAGCTAAAACAGATCATCGACTTTGCAGATTATCTGATCAACAAGACTGGATCGTCCGACAAATAGCCCCTATTGGAGGCATCATGTTTTTGATTGTTTACTTGATCTTTTGCCTTGTGATTGCCGCCATCGCCACCTCGCGTGGCCGAACTGGCATTGGATGGTTCTTTATTGCCATCCTCATTTCGCCGCTGATCTCAATTATTATTCTCCTCGTCCTGCCAGAGGCCGGCGTCCCGGCCGCGCATCGCGTGACACAAAACAGCGACCCGCAGAAACGCTGCCTCTACTGCAAGGAACTGATCAACGCAGAGGCCATCAAGTGCCGCTTCTGCGGCAGCGATCTGACCAGCGACGAGAACGGCATCAGCGTCACCCCGCCCAGCGGTGGACCTCGGATCAGCCCTCCCCGTCACGGCGACTGACACCCGGAAACCTAGCCGCAAACTCGCAACCATTTGTCCTATAATTGAAGTTTCTATTTAGGAAACTTCCTGCTTGACAGCGAGGTTTCCATTACAGAAACTTCACCCCATCACACCCAGATGGGGGACGCCATGTCATCGACATCCATCAACTCGCTGATGCCTGAGAAAACGGTAGCCACTGCTCTCGCCGGCATCCGCGCGTGGGACAGGACGGCCGGAACGCGCCCGCTGCTGTCTGAGCAGATCGCGCTCGTGCGGGATGAGCCAACCACATGGTCACGTACGCACGCGTGGCCGTCCGTACGGAGTGCAATGATATCGCTCGGGTTGGCACGCAACGTCGAGCCGGTTCAACTGGGCCGCGAGGTTATCGAAGCCACTGAAATCACTCCGCTCGGTCGCGCGGTGCGCTCCGCTCTCACTACGTTGGGGAGCGATCAGTGACCAACATCCTCGACCGCATGGCGGACACCCTGCGCACGGGCGCCGAGGCGCGCGGCTGGGTCGACCTCGCCGACCTGCTGCAGTCCGGGTTTTCCCATGAGGACATCCAGCGCCACGGCCCTCAGGCCGCGCTCATGGTGTGGTCGCCGGAGGAGCAGACCCGGGCGCTCGCCCGCCACCTGGACGACCCGTCGCTCCTGTCGCTGCTGACCCGCGCCGCAGTCGAGGCACACCGCGTCGTCGCCCGCGCCCCGCGCGAGGCGATCCGCAACGCGCCGGCCGCACTCCTGCTCGTCGCCGGGCTCGCGTGGCCCGTGGCGATGATCGCCCGCCACACCGGCTGGATGTGAGGGGCGGCCGCACATGACCACCCTCGACACCCTGTTGATCGTCGTTTGCGCCGTGTTTGTCGCCCTGTTGTTCGCCGGCGTGGCGCTGTTCCTCGGCGCCGTCGCGAGCCTCGCCATGGGCCTGCGCCAGCAGCACGAGGACGAGACCGACCTGACACCGTGGCAGGGCCCCAGGCGCCCGCCGGACGAGGAGGATTGAGACGATGAATAGCCGCTGGCCAATCCACCCGTGCGCCTGCGCATTCGCCAAGACGGTCGACGATCGCAACCCGCGCAATTTCCCGCGCGTCGGCATGGTCGACAACGTTCTCTATCGCGGCTCGTGGATCATCCGCCACAGCCTGACAGGGCAGGAAGCCGTCATCCGCCGCCCGGGCGGCGGGCCACTGCACGCCGAGGCCGACGATTGCTGTTTTGACTGGTTCGCCAACGATCAGGACACACCCTCATGACGCTGCTTGGCCCCGTCGCCGGCCGGCCCGGCTTTTTCGACATCGCCATGGTGGAGCACAAGCGCACGCGCGATGCCGTCCGCGTGAGCGTGGCGGGTGACGAGCGCCGCGCCATGTGGCTCCCGCTCTCGCAGGTCCGCGTGCACACCCGCGAGACGAACGACCTCATTCTCGGCGGCGGCGCACCCGTCGTCGTCACCGCACCTGAATGGCTCGCCCGCGAACGCGGGCTGATGTGAGGAGAGAGAGACCATGACCACCACACCTGGCAACGTCGCCGGCGACCAACTCCGCGCCTTCATCGAGCGCGTCGAACGGCTGGAGGAGGAGAAGAAAAGCCTCTCCGACGACATCGCCGCCGTCTATGCCGAGGCCAAGGCCAACGGCTTCGACACCAAGATCCTGCGCAAGGTCGTCTCCCTGCGCAAGAAGCAGCCGCACGAGCGCGAGGAGGAAGACGCCCTCCTCGACCTCTACATGCAGGCGCTCGGGATGAACGGGGGCGGTGATGAGTGAGGAGCGCGTATGGCTGATCCTAAAGGGGGGCTACTTCTACCGCCCGAACCGCGCCGGCTACACCACCAGAAAGGCTGAGGCCGGGCGGTACACACATTTGGAAGCCCTCGCCGAGGCGGCCGTCGAACCGTGGCACATGTCTGCGGTCCACGAGTCGGTCGCGCCGAACGATATAGGTCATTCACGCGCCGCTCACGACGTACTCGCCGAGCGCGAACGTCAGATCGCGGACGAGGGATGGACGCACGAGCACGACGACGGGCATTGCGATGGGGAGATGGCGCTCGCCGCCGCCGCATATGCCATCAATACCGCGAACGATTTCGACGGCCCGCACCCCCGGCTCCTGTTTGCCGAGATCTGGCCATGGGCCGATTGCTGGTGGAAACCCACCAACCCACGCCGCGACCTGGTGAAGGCCGCCGCGTTGATCCTCGCTGAAATCGAGCGACTGGACCGCGCCGAGGCGCGCAAGACCTGACACCCGTCCCGCGCGGGTGAACTCCCTCCCCGCGCGAGCAGGCCACCGGCGGGCGCCCTCCTCCCCGCCCGCCGGTGGTGACCCTCAACAGCAGGAGACGTGACCATGAGCAACGACGACGTTTACGACCGTATCATGCACTTGATCTCGGTTGAGGCGGTGCGGCTCAGCGAGTCCGGGGAAAACACCCATGGACTAGGCCCCGGCGCCTGCGCTGGCGCAGTCATGAGCACGCTGATCATGAGTTGGGCGTCCATGTACGGCTCGAACGCGGAACACGTGATCGACCAGGCCGTAGAGACCGCCAAGCACACTCTCCGCCAGAGGCGAGCGGAGGTGCCCCATGGCTGATCACACCCACATCGAATGGACGGATGCCACGTGGAACCCCGTCACCGGCTGCACGCTGGTCTCTGCGGGCTGCACCAACTGCTATGCCGCCCGTCTGGCGGCGACGAGACTGCGGAACCACCCGTCCCGCGCCGGCCTCGCCCGGCTCAATGCCGCCGGCGTGGCGAAATTTACCGGAGAGGTGCGGTTCAACGAGCAATGGCTCGACCAGCCCCTGCGCTGGCGTCGTCCGCGCCGGGTGTTCGTCTGCGCGCACGGCGACCTGTTTCACGAGGACGTGCCGAACGCGTGGATCGACCGCGTGTTCGCCGTCATGGCACTCGCCCCGCAGCACACGTTCCAGGTGCTTACGAAGCGCCCGGAGCGAATGCGGGCGTATCTCGCCTGGCCGCAGCGGCCCTACCGGATCGCATCGACCGCGCTGATCGTCGGGCGACACATGCCCCATGAACATCCGGCATGGGCTCGTGACCGGTGGACATTCTCGGCGGCAGTCATCGCCCGCCCGGCGCAATGGCCGCTGCCCAACGTGTGGCTCGGCACGTCCGCCGAGGACCAGGCGACGGCCGACGCGCGCATTCCGCACCTGCTGGCAACACCGGCGGCCGTGCGGTTCGTGAGCGCCGAGCCGTTGCTTGGGCCGCTGGACCTGACGAAGGTCGGCAATCTCGAAAGTTGCCGCAGTGCATTTCCATCTGTTGTTGCTGACGAAGTTCGGCACATGGCGCCACACGTCATCAACGGGTTCCAGATCGACGCACTGGGCAAACCGTATCAGTCGACCGCGTACTTCCAGACGCCAGATCACATGGGCGGTTTTGCTATCGGCACACGACGGTGGCCCCGCCTCGATTGGGTCATCGCCGGCGGCGAGAGCGGCCCCGGCGCCCGGCCCATGCACCCTGACTGGGCACGCAGCCTGCGCGACCAGTGCGCCGAGGCGAGTCTGGATTTTCATTTCAAGCAGTGGGGAGAATGGGCGCCGACACCGGGGCGTGCGCATTTCAAGGAGGCGTTCAGCGACGAATGGCGACGCGTCGACAGCCTCACCCCAGGCGTACGCCCGGCACTCATGTCCCGGATCGGAAAGTCATCAGCCGGCCGTCTCCTGGACGGCATCGAGCACAACGCCATGCCGGAGGTTCCGTCATGGTGACAGGCACCAGCGATCCGCGCGCGGAACGCCTCGTCGAGGATTTCGACTGCGTCATTTGCCGGCGGCACATTTCAAACAGGTGGCCGCAACACGCCCCCACAATGTCGCTCAAGCCCGTCTGCCAGATGTGCGAGACGGACTACGGACGCAGATGCGGCACGGCTGGTACCATCCGTGACCGCCGCATTCTGCGCCAACTGAGCGCCGTTGCCGAGGCACTCAATTGCGCCGCGCACATCGCCGACTACCACGCCAGAAACGGAGGCATGTCCCGATGAGTTCACGCGACTACGTGAGCGCGCCTGTCTCGGAAAGCCTCGGACTACGCGAGGTCATTCTTGGCCTGTCCGCGGATCTTGACGACATGCGCGAGGGCCGCATCAGCCCGCAGGACGGCATGGCCCGGGCCGCTGTCGCGAAACAGCTGTTCAACGGCGTTCGCCTCTACCTTCAGGCGCTCAAATCGTTGGAGGACACAGCGCGGCCTGCAGGCGGCAACAGATCCGCCATTTCTGCGGAGGAGATCCAATGAGCGTGTTGTTTGGCATAGTCGCTACAGTGCTCGTTCTCTGTAGCACAGTTGTCGGGGCAGCCTGCGGAATGATCGCGGCCCGCGACACCGCCAATGAGCGGGGAGCGGCCGTCGCCGCCTCATTCGGCCTGTCAATGGCCTTCGGGCTGACTGCATGCGCCGTGGTCGCGTTCGGGCAATGACCCGCCCCCACCGCATCCAGCGCAGCCGCGCACGCGGCTGGCGCATGCCGGAGAACGCCGTCTATGTCGGGCGGCCCGGACCATTTGGCAATCCGTTTACGGTTGAGGCGGCGCGCGAAGCCGGCTTTTGCAACCCGCACTATGCGGCCGTCGTCGCGTACCGCGCTTGGCTTGACGGGCAACCTTGGGCTTGCCCATCCGACGATGACTTCCAAGCGCGCCGGACGACGCTTCTTACCCGCCTCTCCGAGCTGCGCGGGCGGCACCTGGTCTGCTGGTGTCCGCTCGATACCCCCTGCCATGCCGACGTTCTGATCGAACTCGCCAACCGCGAACAGGAGCAACCGACATGA